CTTACCCATGGTCTTAACCAACTCCGCCCGCGCAAACAGGGAGGCCGCATAGTTGGCACGGATGGCTTGGGAGATCTGGAAGATTCCCGGATCCACGTTGGTTGGACCGGGCTGCTGGGACTGGGACAACAAACGGGAACCCATGACTTGGAGAGTTCGGGAGGCCTCGTTGGCTTTCATCTCATTGTCGGACCGCCGCCGACTGGGTTTGATTGGAGTCACGTTGATCATTGGTGGGTTCCTTTATGGGAGGGGCATCACGAGAACTTGGTTGGTAAGATTGCCAACAATCCACAACAGGTTGGTCCCCGAGGCGGCCAGCCACAGGTTGGTTCCCATCTTCATTGTGACAGTACTTGGTAATGGGAAGCGGACGAGAGGCAGAGTCGAAAAAGCGGTCGGGCTGTTACTAACCGCCCAAACCCAGTTGGTATTGTCCTCACTGGATTGGCTGCTGAAAAACCAGCCGTTGTTGGGGGTCAATCCAGTCACCGCATACGTGATGCTGCTGTTCAAACCGGACACCCGACCGGGGATCAGTACTTTGTTGGCCCAATCATCATAGTTGGTCTGGGACTGCCGCCCCCAAACAAACCGAACGTACGGCAGCTGAGAATTGATATTGATCACCGTCGCCTGCAGGGTGGCAGTGGTGGCCGTAATCGAAACGGGGTTGAGGTTGGTGAGGGTGGCCGCGCGGGCGGCAAATCCCAATCCGAGGATCATGAGGGCGCTGAGGAACTTCTTCATTGGCGTGTCTCCTTGTCTTTCTATTTGTTGTTTGTTGATTGACTGCGAAATTGTCTAACGGCTGGACCACCCACCCGCCTTGGCGTAGGCGCGGGACAGGGCACTAAATGCCATGGACGCCCCGTCCACCTGATCCTTGAATTTGCCTTTGGGAAAGGAGCGGTGTTCTTCCAGAAATGCGCGGGTCCAATTCGGATTCTTGATCACTACCACGTTTTCCCATTCCACCTGAGTAGCGTAGGGCTCCGCCCGAATCTCTTTACTGCCGGTGACCCGATCAATCCGTACCGTATATCCAACCAGACCACGGACAGTTCCTTCCGCGCTCTCTTTCCCACCACTCCCCGGCTCCTGCTCCACGTAGATGATTACTTCTTTGCCGTCCTGTTGGGCGGTCTGGCGAATAATGGTCTCCCGCTTACCGGCACTCCACTGGCCCCGAATCACATCATGGACCACGTACTTGAAAGCCGGCCGACCCATGGTATCCAACCCCGCCTCGTAACGGGACATGAGCACCCCGGCGGTGTAGGCTCCACCATCCGTCGTGCCGGCTTTATCCCACGCCCGTACGGTTCGCAACCGCTTCCATGCCGCTGGTACCACATCCGCCTCAATAAACTTGGAAAACATTCCCCCGGTCCGGGGCGCGGGGCGCTGTTGTAACTGACCAGCCGCCGCGTAGGCGCTCATGCTCTGCTCGAGTTCCTTGAGCTGCTTGTCCCCGTACTGCTCCGGCCAAAGTGGCTCCCCTTCAGTGGTGCGCGGGTCTTTGAAATTGAGGGCCGTGTGGCTATTATGTTCCCCTTCAAATCGGGCAGGCAGGCACAAATGGGACCACTCATGGTTGGCGTCGGTCTCCAGAATGTGACCGGATAAATCCGCCTCGTGGACCCGCTGCATGATCACCACCTTGACACCGGTCTTGGGATTATTGAGGCGGGAGGCCATAACTTCATCCCACCACATGAGTACGGAATTGCGGGCGGCATCTGACTCCCCCTCCCTAACGTTATGAGCATCGTCACAATTGTGAACCAATACCCCACTGGCAAAAAAGTTGTGGTTCTTGATCACCTGCAAATTGTAGGTACTCGAAACAGTTCCTACTTTCCGTACCGACTTTACCCGTATCAATTGCATACTTCGATTGCTCCCTTCGCCAGTGCTAAAGTAAAGTGACGAGCTTCCCGCCCAGTAGCTATCAAATCATAAGTGGTAACGGAAGTCGGGAGAGAAGTCCAACTGTTGTAGCAGTTGTTATCCCAACGAAAAGGATTTATGTCCTTTACCTTTCGAAATACAAGACCGTGCCACTTGGACATTTTCTCTGCAATCTGAACCCGTTGGTGGGGATCGGACATTTGTAATTTTGTAGCCCGAGACTTGGCCGCTTTCATTTCTGATGTATTTTGAACTTTGATCTGAATTGCAGATAAACGAACTCTCACAGAATACTTGGTCACCCCGACATATACTTTACTGTTAGGAAAAACCAGCAGGTAAACCTTCCAAACTGTCAGCGAAGTACTCATTCCTCCACCCTACAAATATCACTACTCAACAATTCCCCCGCCGGTACATAACCACGGTTCTCCGTCCAAATTGGATGGTCAGTGGTACATCGTAGTTTTCTCCCATCCTCCAATTCAATCTCCACAATCTCCTTCCCTGCATTCTGCTGGAACACTTCAACTTCTTGTAACTCCCTTTGCCCAACGACATGATCAAAAGACCAGACTCGAACAGGAGAACCTGAAACAACCAAATCCCCGATCTTACGCAATCCCTCTTCTGTAGAAATCATTTCGTCATAAGGTAGACATACTATTGCATCACCACCTTCACCGGTATTGGCTCCATCCACGCTGGTGGCCAACCGGTACCCATTCATGTTGTTCTCAAACCGTCCTTTCACATTCTGGTCGCCTGCCAGATCGAAAGCCGGGACGAAAGTCTTGACCAGAGTTTGGTAGCGGGGGGATTGAATAATGCGACGACACTTTACACTATCCCGAATACTGAGGGCTGAGGCGTAGGACGAAAAGAGAAACTGGTAGTGGGGATTATTGAGCCAATGCCACGCCGGCCAGAAGACAGACAGGGCCAGCGATTTACCATGGCGAGGAGGCATATTGATCAAAAGCCGTCGAATCTTCCCTTCGGAAACAGCCTGCAGGTGGTCGCAAATGGCGTGCAGATGCCAGCCGTCCACAAATGGCTGGGATTCCACGATCGACCAAAAGGACTTCACAAATCGGTGCAGGGAGCGGCGACACATCTCCGCTTCCACCATCTGCTGGTCAAACAAGGAGGTGATCAGCCCGAGGTACTGCGGGGACAGGAATGGGCGGGTTCCCTTCTCGGGTTTGGGACTGGCGATCACAAAACTTCCTCCTCCACTGGGTCGGCGGGCTTGACCACCTTCGCCGGCTTGACCTGTGGCATCCCGTTTCCCAGCCGGGGCGCGTCCCCGTTTTCCGGTACCGTCAGGATGGTACTGGAAATGCTCTCCAGCACCTTCAGCTGGTCGTCCGTCAACTGGCGTAGCACATTTACATTCAAAATCTTGGTCTCGGTCTGGTTGTTCACATTGACCGAGCCTTCGACCCGGACCGGATCTTGGCGGCGCAAATGAAAGCGGTTGGCGGTCATGTAAATGTACAGCGTGTTGTTGAAATAGGGGTTGCCTAGATTCATCCGCCCACAACGCCACCACCACGCCTCGGCCTGCAGATGACCTTCCGCAATCGCCCGCGCCCACTCCGGATGGTTGTTGGTCCATGTCTGGCTGGTCTGCTGATGGACCCCCAAAGTCTGCAAGGCCTCGGTCAAAGTGCAGCCAGTGTTGGCCATAATTTCAATCAGCATGTCGCACAGCTCTGGCCGAAAGTTGGAATTGGCGGGAACCTCAATGATCGAACCGGTGAATCGGATCGCCTCCTTCACCTTGCCCATCAACTGCTGGTACGCCTCCTTAGCGATCTGCGCCCGCTGTTCCTTGGGAATCTTTTTGCCGCTGACGCCCGACTTGGTGGGGGTGGTAGCGGCTGGCTGGCGGGGAGTTGGTAAAGCCAATGGCTCGTCCAGCGGGTCTTCGGATCTTAAATTTCGGCGCAACATCTGGTTGGTCATTTTCATAATAATTAGGTCGGAAGGGGGTGGTTACCCTCCAAGTTAAAACTAGCGGTTTGGACCGGAATCCCGCACTACCTTTGCTGCGCGTAGATATATGGGTGGACTGGAAACAGCGAAAAACGCCAATGTTTTCAAGGGTTTTTAACAAGTTAAAAAAGTTAAAGATTTTTGTTGTATTTAATAGCCACCTCCCCCATATTGGTAGCGTAACGATTAGTTACCGCCTCAGATTGTTCGAGGTGTCCGAGCGGCGAGGACCAAGTCCCGTAAGCCCGCGAACGTGAGACTGGTGAAC